AGCGGCATGTACTTGGCGCTTACCTTGTGGAACGAGCCAACGATACCGCGCTTGAAGATCGACCAAAAGCCTTCAATCGTTTGCGTGTGGACCGCGCCGACAACATATTGATGTTTGGCATGGTCAACAGTCGCATGCGGATACTTCTTATGTGGATCACCAAAGGTGTCTGATGGCTACTACCGCACGCAAATTCGAAGTCAAGCCAGCCATTCGCGAATCGGTGCCGCTGCTGGTCGGTTTGATGGGCCCGAGCGGATCCGGCAAGACCTTTTCGGCCTTGCGCCTTGCAACCGGCATCCAGCAAATCAGCGGCGGCGATATCTATGGCATCGACACCGAGGCCCGCCGCATGCTGCATTACGCCGACCAATTCAGGTTCAAGCATCTGGAATTCAACGCGCCGTTCGGCTCGCTGGATTATCTCGCCGCGATCGACCACTGTATCAGGGACGGCGCCAAGGTCATCATCATCGACAGCATGACGCACGAGCACACCGGCCCCGGCGGCTATCTGCAGACCCAGGACGCCGAGGTCGATCGCATGGCCGGCAATGATCTGGCCAAGCGCGAGCGCGTCAAGATGGCGGGATGGATCAAGCCGTCGGCGCTGCGCCAGCGCATGATATCAGGTCTCCTGCAGATGAATGCCAATTTCATTTTCTGTTTCCGCGCCAAGGAAAAGACCAAACCGAAAACCGGCGGCGGCATTGTCGAGATGGGCTTCATGCCGGTGGCCGGCGAGGAACTATTGTTCGAGATGACTGTCAACTGCCTGCTGCCGCCCAAGTCGAACGGTGTACCGCAATGGCGCAGTGACCAGATCGGCGAGCGCATGATGATGAAGTTGCCGACGCAGTTCACTGACACTTTTGCCGACAGCAAGTCGCTTGATGAAAATACCGGCGTTGCCCTGGCTCAATGGGCCAAAGGCGGCACGGCCGCTCCGTCCGAATTGCGCCCCCAGCCCCAGGACGGAGCGGCTGACATTCTGATGGAGATCGAGGCCGACCTTGATCAATCGGCAAAATTCGGCACCGCGGCGCTTGAAGAAGCATGGACCAGCCTGCACAAGAAACATCGTCAGGCGTTCGCCGGCAAACTGGCTGGCCTCAAGGACATCGCAGCAAACGCCGACAAATCCGCAGCTTTGGCAGCAGCGCAGGAGATAGGAACGTGAAGCGAACTTGTGGAACGTGTAATGCTTTCGATCCCGTACTGGGCGGGAATGGCAACATCCGCAAGGGATCATGCCGCGCATCAAGTCCCGGCGTGATGCAGGGTATGTCACAGGCGTCCGTTGTATCCGGCCAGATGGTGCCAGTAATCCAGGGCGTCTGGCCGCCGACAAATTCCGAGCAATGGTGCCGGATGTGGGAAAAAAACGATGAATGATCAAATCCAACACGCCATGAAGTTGGAAACGATGGCCGAGGATTCCCTGACTTCTGCATTGGGTGAGGTTGAGAAATGAAAGCCACGGACCAACAGATTGCGAGCGCGTGCCTGTCATATCGTCACGACTACGGCCTTCTTTCTGAGGGCGAGCGTGCAGATGTTCGCAATGAAGCGCGGGGATGGCTGGTCGCGTGGCTCAAGGAAGGCATCGGGTGTGATCGAGACGAAGTGATAGAGCGCTGCGCCGCCATCGTCGATCAATGTAACCGCGAAGGGCCGTACAACGCCATCGCAGCGGCCCCGCGCATCCGTGCCTTAAAGAGCGCAGAGGGAAAGCCATGAGATACCAAGTCGAAGTCCTGATCCGTAACTTAGAGACTGGCGCGGTTAGCATCAGCCAGCGCACAGTCACCCTAGAACGCGAGAAATCATCCGTGGGAAAAAAACGATGAATGATCAAATCCAACACGCCAGCGGCGCGCAGATATCCGCGGCCATCAAAACGGCGCTGAAGCAAATCGAGATTCGCCGCCTGTCGGTCGAACTAGCCGCAAAATTTCAGACCGATGATCCGGTCGGGCTGGCAAGGAAAATTCACGCATTCATTGGGGAAGAAAATGCCGCTTGAAGATTCCTATGACTGGTATTGCCGTTATTACAAAAACGCCTACGGTCGCGACTACCCGGTTTCGCGCGTAACCTGGGCCGACTGGTGCAAGTCGGACAACCATCCTCATCTGGGCAAACAGGACACCGACATCACGACCGAACAGCGCGACGGCTGGACATATCAGACAGACTAATGGGGGATCAGTGAAAGTGGATAAGGCAACCAACCGATATTGCGCTCATGGCGTGACGCAAGATTGCCCGGCCTGTCAAGGGGTATTTTCATGCACGTTTTGATAGGTTGTGAGCAATTTGGCCATATGCGGCAGGCTTTCCGGCGCCGGGGTCATGCTGCCTGGTCGTGCGACCTCAAACCGACCCGTGACGGAAGCCAATTCCACATTCAGGCCGACGTGCGTCGGCATCTAGAGCGGGCTCCAGACGGCCAGAAATGGGATCTAGCGATCTTCCATCCCGACTGTACCTACTTCACCAATTCCGCAGCATGGGCCTTCAAGGATGGTCCCTACCATCAGAAGGTCAAGCCGGGGACATTAGTTGGCGCAGCCAGGCGCGAACGGCGCGAGATTGACGCTGCATTCGTCCGAGAACTGCGTGACTGTCCGATCCCTCGCAAGGCGATCGAGAACCCGATCGGCTATTTGAGCACTGTTCTCGGAACAGACTACCAGATCATCCAGCCGCATCAGTTCGGCGACGACGCCAGCAAGGCGACATGCCTTTGGCTCTATGGACTGCCTCGGCTAGTTCCGACGAAACATATCGCGCCCCGCATAGTGAACGGGCGCCCGCGCTGGGCCAATCAGACTGACGGCGGACAGAACAAACTAACGCCCTCCGATGATCGCGCGATGTTGCGCGCCGCCACCTATCCCGGAATCGCTGATGCTTGTGCCGACCAGTGGACCAATATTTTCGTCACCTATCTGGTGCGGTGCCACGTTATGGATGGCGCTTACGAGCGGCTGCCGCGCGATCTACGACAAATGCGAACCCGCCGAGAAGGATTTTTCCAGTTCCGGCAAACTCGCCAAGTCCATCGGAGAACGCAAGTGACAACAAAATATGAACTGGTCGGGCGAGATGGAAAAATATTTGGCCCCTACGATTCGATCCTTGAGGCCAACCGCACCGCGAAAGAGAAGTGGCCCGACCAGAACCAGGACGAGGATCATATCGGCGATGGCTGGGATATCCAGATCGCCGGCCTGCGGTAGCGGTGTCTTAAAGCACATTCAAAACAGGAGAGAGAAGATGGATACGACTATGCCGGCCCTCGCGCCGACGATCCTAGACGATGCCGCCGACTTCACCGTTGTGGCGACAAACCCCGCTGCGATGCAGACCGCTCAGCATTCGTTGATCTTGTGGGCAGCGCGCAAAATTCACGCGATTAAGGGCGACCTTATCACGGCCCAGGAACAACTCGACCTCGCCAAGAAGAACAAGTGGAACACGTCGGCCTGGAGCCGCGAGGTCGGCAAGCACGAGCGGCGAGCCGAATTTTACCGCAAGATTAAGATGGCGCTAGAGGCTGGATACTACATTGTGCCGCCTTTCCCGATCGACATCTTCGCGATCAGAACGGCCAAGGCAACGCCCAAGGCGATGCACAGTCGGCTTCGAGACAATCACGATCAGTCGGCGCAAATTCTGCCCGCTGGCGAGGGGCGCTATGTCGATTCCAAGCCTCACTGCGACAGCTATACCGATCAAATCCGTCAGAAGGATGGATCGGTCAACCAGGTCACGACCTATTACGCTGATCGATTTTCGGACGTGGATTTTCCCTTCAAGCTCGCTCGATCAGAAATTCGAGAAGCTACCGACAAGGCTTTGAGTCTGAAGGTGTTCGATCAGGTCGGCGTCCTGCCTCGTGTCCGAGCACCTGATCCCGTAGTCTGCGGCCAAATTCTGATCCCTGACCAACGATACGGCGAGAAAGCCGTGACGTTCTTCGTCGCTTGGTGGCTCGATACCAAGACGCTTTAACGCGCGTCGTTTAAGAAAGGGTTGAACCATGGGTGATCTTCTGCGGCTTGCCTTATCCGTGCGCCAGCCATGGGCCTGGGCGATCATCTATGCTGGCAAGGACATCGAGAACCGGAGCTGGCAGGCCGTCAACCACGGCCTTCGGCAGCGCGGCCGAATAGCCATCCACGCGGCCAAAGGCATGTCTCGGGAAGAGTACGAGGATGCCAGTGAAACTATCAACGCGATCTTGGCGGCAGCGCCGGATTCGGGGATACGATGCCCCGAGGCAAAGGATCTGTTGCGCGGCGGGATAATCGGCAGTGCGGATGTTGTCGATGTGGTGACGGAAAGTGATAGCGATTGGTTCTTTGGCCCGCGCGGGCTGGTGCTGCGCCGACCCGAGCCATGCGACTTTGTGCCATCCGTTGGTGCGCTCGGCTATTTCGCTTGGGCGCCGGCCGATCAATCTATCGTTCCGGAGCCGGCAAAGTGGATGTTGCCGAAAGCACCAAAGGAAGCTCGCGCCGAAACTGACGCGCCAGCATCCGCTCAACAAGCCTTTCGTTTTTAGACAGGTAAGGCGATGAACGACAAAGCAAGCTTGCGTATGGAGCGGATTGAAAAGCTTCTCTACGAATTGCGTTATGAGGTTGAGCGCGGCCTCATGGAACGCGAGATCGACGAGGAAATTGGCTTTCGGTTCTATTTTCCGTTCAGTCAAAAGATTCCAGATGGGGTAGTTTTTTGTGAGTTTCGCACGCGACCAATGCCGCGATATGTGGCACTCGACGCCTGTGAGCCCAAGCTAAAACTCGTCAAGTCAGATATTCATTCATAGGTAGATAAAGCATGTATGACATTCTTGGAGAAATCATTCGGCGCAACCCTCTTCGCTCGCAGCGCGAAGCCTGCCAAGTCGCAGCACGCCGTTCGATAGCGGCCTTTGGCCCCGCTAAGACTAACGAGGCGATCCTGAGCGCGTGCCTGGAGCTTACTGAAGGGCTATTCGGGAACGCCTATTCGGGCGGCTCTACGGACGAGCGGGAGAGAATGCTTTCCATGATGGACGAGGAATACCGCAAAGCGATTGGGCGCTGATGGCGCATTAAGGAATATCATGACCTTGATCGAAAAATCGACCCGCGATTCGAAAAGCTATGGCCCTCACTATAGGCCCTCGCAGCGGTGTTAGCGCACCCGCAGGGGTTCGAATCCCCTCGTCTCCGCCAAGCCCTCACCAGATTAGGAATCTGGCACTTTAACCGCTCAGTCACGTCTCCTATCCAAGCCGGACCCGAGAATCGGGTCCGGCGACGGGTTTACTATATCTGCCTAATACCGCAGACACGAAAGCTTTCCGAAACGGTGAGGAACGGTAAGCTTGTCTTTGTAAGCAATCAGAGCGGGATCGGATAGATCGCACTCAGCATCAGCATCAAGTCGCGCGGGTCCACCAGATGCCACGGCGCGGCCACGGGCCAGCGGAATACGCAATCCTTGTGCCGCAATCCAAGACCGACCTTGGCCGAACAGATCGCATGGAATTTCAGATGTAGATGCATCAGGTTTGACGGCATCACGAACCCGGCAATGGCCTGCCAATCGTAGGGTTCACCAATCGACGATTCCATGTATTCGTAAAACGCATCTGTCTGCTCTTGTTCCACCGGAAGATGCCAGAAAAATTCCGCTGCAAACGTACCGGCATCATAGCCAGGTTCCCGCGCCAGCATCCCGCCGGATGCATGTTGGCCGAGATACTTCCCCGCTGGCGTAACGCACTCGACATGGCTTGGCGTGATCGGCATCGCGACGGCCTCGCGCCATTCGATGGCCAACGATTCCCACTGCTCCCCCTGCACAAACCGCAAAATAATTTCGGCCATCAGTTTACCAAATTACGCTGGTGCCGACCATGTACTGCGGACCGAGGCCGCCGGTGGCCTGCTTGCCGATGGGTCCAATGGTAAGGCCCTTGTCCTGCATCACGACCTTGGCAAACGCACGCAGGGCGGTCCCGTTGCTCAATTGTTCCATCGCGGCAACGCCGATCACCGGCGAAAACCGCCATTCACGGTTCGAAACGAGGCCAGGGAAATTCAGCGAGATGTCGTTGCCGTGTGCGCCGACGAACAGACCGCTTTGCAGGTTCGACGCCACCGTACCGGAGGGTAGCGGCGCGAACGGAGGAACTGTCCAGTTTGCCCAGCCCGGCAGCAACGCAAGGATGTTGGCGAATGGCGTCCACGCCGTCAGGCGGGTTTCAGTTTCCAGCGGGCCGCTGATGTTGAGGCCGGCGGCACTGCCGTTGAAGTTCGTAAAGCCCACATCCTGCTCGATCGTGTAGGCGAACGAACTGGTTTTCGATCCCCAGGCCCAACCGAACGTCGCGCCGATGTTCGCCTGCGTGGTCGTCAAGCTGTTGGCGTTCACGCCTGGAACGGTCGCGCCATTCACCGAGCTGGCCCCGCCCTCGACATAGATGCCGAAGATCGGCCCCGAGCTCTGGTAGGGGTAGCCGTTCGGAAGCCACGACACGGCAGGGGTTTTCACCGGCAAATCGGCTGCGAACGCGGATGCGGAAAAGACGAGCGCCGCGACAATTCCAAATAATCGCTTCATGGCTTTATCTCCAATAGCTGCACAGCCAGCATTGCTGCCACAACCAGAGCGGATTTACTGTCACCAGAAAGCAACAGTAGCTAACTATCCGTGACCGTTTTTGGCGGTCTGAGCGACCGCTGCCTGAGCTGATGGCGTCGGAGCGATCTTGGACTGACCGGGATCAACTGCGATTGTCGCCAAGGCCATATTTGCCTGAGAATTCACGGTGATTTTCTCGACGCCAGGCATAGCCGCAACATCTTTCACAAGACTGCCTTGCCCGGATAACGTCGTGCCGACCGAATTGATGATGATGCCGATAATGCCGAGGACAGCGACAATTTTCAGCGTCAGATCCTGACCAAACAATGTTTGCAACAGGGCCGCTCCGGTGATCAGTCCGCCATTGATCCCGCTGATGATTTGAAACCATTGCTTGCTAGTGAGTTGGGTCACGCTACATTCCCGCTGTTTGCAAACATCGCAAGGGATGCAGCCTTGCACCGCTCCGCGCGACCAAACCAATCGGACGCGAATTTCTTTTGACTTGGATCGTGAGTGATGATGGCGGAATAGAACGCCACTTCATCATTGTAAAATGCAGAGATAATATGCGGAACGTCGTTGATTTCATTGACCGCATTGCCGGTGATCGGCCCCCAGACACCATCAACCGAAAGACCCATCGACTGCTGCAGGAGACGGACGCCGCGGGCGGGGCCGCCGTTGATATCGATGTTGAAGAACGAAAGGTCGAGACCAACAGGGAGCTGTGGGCAATGCGGCAGCCAGTAGTTCGTCCAATAAATCTCGGTGTATTCGTCTACCGAAATCAGGTTAACGGATTGCAGCGGGAGGCCCTTGGAATGCCGAAAAATGTTGTATTCGGTCTGGATGATGCCGTACCGCGTTGCGCCGCCATGATCGCCTGGCGTATTTGAAAATCGCGTGCCTTCCTCCTGAATGATGAACGGCATGCAGGCGATAAATCGAGGTGATGTGTCTACAGTCATTATCTACCACCAGTATTTGATACCAAGATCGAATATCTAGCGAGCCAATCTAACCGCACTGATGGCCGCTAGCCTTTAATACTCCTTCACGATTATCTTGCCAGCCGCGCCACTTCCCCCCGCTTGGCCGCCAGTACCGGCACCACCAGCCGCGCCAAGGGCACCAGTCGTATAGGAATAAGTACCGCTGGGGCTATTGATGATCTTGAAAAACCAGCCGCCTGCGCAACCTCCTCCACCTGAAAGCGCTGTTGTATTTTCTCCTGCCCCGCCGCCACCGCTGCCGGAATTGGTGGCCGCAGCACCGCCCGCAGCGTTTGATGGACCACCATAGCCAGCACCACCAAATTTGGAGTTTCCACCCGGAGAACCATAAGCATTCGAGATTCCGACCGCCGTTCCACCGAGGCCGCCGGTCAGGGAAAAATCGGCACCGCTGACTGTACCGCCTGTGCATATTCCTCCATCAGAACGACCTTTCGTTCCGCCGTTGGCGGTGACTGTGCTGAATGTCGTGTTGCCTCCATCGCCTGCGGCGCTCGGCGTCGATCCAGATCCGGCGCCTCCACCGCCAGCACCAACACCCTCGATCTCCAGCCGCGTTGCACCCGCTGTCGGCGTGTACGTTCCGTTATTGGCCTGCGAGCCGCCACCATTGCAAGTCACTGCGGAAGTGCTGTTGATCTCGCAAACGGTCGACGCGCGGAAAGTTACCGGGCCGCCTGTGGTGTTTACCGCATTGTTGAGTGCCGTCAGAACGCCGGTACCGAGCCCCGTGATCCCGGTATTCGACGAACTGAGATCAAGGCCCTGTAGTGCCCACGCAATAGCGCAGGTTGCAAACAGCGCACTGATTGAAGAGATAATCCGCTTCATTGCATCCGTCCTCAGTTCGCCACGCCGCCAGTGGCTGTCGAACAATTTGAACTGCCTGGGAAATAGGTGTTTGGAGCTCCTGTGTTGCTCAGGATCAGCCCGAGAGTGTTGGCGTTGCACCGAGGACCTGTAATCGTATTGGCATTCGTATTGATTGTCAGGGACACGAAGCCAGCCTGCGCTCCGGTGTCGGCGTAGGCAAACCCCAACACGGAAAACGACGGGTTAACGCCGGGCAAGAAGTTGATGTTGGCGGCGACATCGGCCTCGAAAAGTCCCTTGTTTTGTACCTGGACAAACGAGGTCCCGGCGCTGGAAATGATCCCAATATCGCCCTCGACGTGAAGCTGAGCCTCATTAAACAGTGATATATGAGCCCCTGCGGGTGAGCCGCCGAAAATATTACCGGCGTTCAGGTAGATTTTGCATCCCCAGTCCCCGGAGATACCACTCGATGGGTTGAGAAAGGTGACATTTGAGATTTGAAGCACCGTTCCGAAGAAACACGCTAGCCCTGTACTGGCAGTGGTGAAAGACGATCCGTTGGTAACGGTGCCTCCGCTGGTATACGCACCACCGAACGTCGTGCTTTGCAGCGTCAGGTGGGTACTATCGGTGACCGTGACCTTCCACGTTCCGTTGCAGCCAGTCGCGCCGGCGATGCCGTAAACCGAAACGATCTGGTTTGTCGAGTACGTTCCCGTCGCGCTGACCGTGATCTCGCACAGGCCACCGTTACTTACCGCCCCGCTGATCGCAAGCGAGGCGCCAATGATCTGGAACGCCGCACCCCCTTGGCCTCCGACCAGGGAATGAGCCGCCAAGTGAAGGCTCCCAGCATCAGCCGTTGCCGCAGCCATATTGCAGTTAACCAATGTCTGGGACGACTCGTCGCCGTTATAGTCGATCTGATCAAGCGTCATCTGGTAACAGTGTTGAGCACTCTTGAATGCCTGAGAGCCAGTGCCAAGTCCGTCAACCCCAAGAGCATCGCTGCCGTTGGTGAAATCAGTTTTGAAATTAATCGTGGTTGATCCCGGAGGGCGCCATCGTCCCGGCCTGGATAAAACTGCCCAAGCACCATTTACGATGCCAATCGCGCAAGACTGTTGAGGCCACAGTACATTGCGAGTTGAACAACCGGGGTCGTTCGAAATTGCCTTGCCGCGCCCAGTATCTCCATTGAACAGCGTAACGACGCACGTCGCTGGAAAACCAGAAACGGATGGCACCGTAAGAGTAAAATAGCCCGTAGACCCCGTTCCTAGTTGAATCGTTTTGCCGCAATCTGTCGTCGCAATCGTGTAATTTGCGATCTGCGTATTTAGAGTGTTGGTTTCAACGCCGGGCGGCAAGGCCGTAGGAGAGATGCCGCCATTGCAACCGAATCCGCCATCTTTGAGCACAGTCGTCGAGGAAAACTGCGGGCAGTCTCCGGGCGTGATCGGGCCGATGACGGTGACGGGCTGGGCTAATGACGATGCCAGACCAATCATCAGAAACAACAGAGCGGCGACGACACGAATCATTGGTAGAATTCCAGGATTACAATCACATTGGTTCCGGCCGACGACGCTATCGCGTTCATGCCCGCGGTCCATTGCGTCGTGTTCGGCGGTCCAAACATCTGACCCTGCTGTGGCTGGATCGCGATTCCGTTGCCAACCACGGCGGCGGTGCCGAGCGGCATCACCCAAAGTGTCACGGATCCCGATGGATTGAACACATAGAGTCCGGCGCGCTGCAAATTCGGAGTTGCTACCTGCACGCTTGCATTGCTGACATTGGCCGTGATCAGTGCGCTTGGACTAGGATAAGTGCTCGACATTATTTCACACCGAAGTCGACCACAATACCCGTAGCAACGGTGGACGTATCCGTGTCCGAAAGCGCCCCTGTGAAGCAAATTCCGATGCCCTTGAGAAACTTGAACGGAACCGCCAGAGGAAACGAGAACGTCGCTTGTGTTGCGATCAAGAATGTCTGCACGGGAACGTCGGTCCCGCAGGTTGGCGCCGTCGCCTTGTCGTACAGTTTGAGCCACGCCGATGAATTGAGGGGGTTGCCTATTGCGACGGAGGCCAACTCGCCAGCGCCCCCCTGCACCAGATTTGTCGGCGTTGCGCTCGTCGTGCCGTTGCTCTGAAAATGCAAGGGCTGCGCAATCTGCGCCAGCGCCGCTCCGGCAAGGAACGTAGACGCTACCACCGACACAAAGGCGATATTGCGCATGGTCACTCCTTGATGAATCGGCTGGGAAGGCCTATGCGTCCGCGTCGGCCACCTTCGTCCGGGTATACACATCCGCTATTTGTCTCTCGGATCGGCATTCCTCGCGGCCCCTTGACCGCCAGATCACCTGTGGTCGAATTAGCCACCGCGCCGCGGGTGAACTTCGGTTGCAGACGTTCGGTTTTTGATGCCGGAATGATATCTCTGTACATCGTAGCCATGATCAACTCCCTTTGACTGGAATGAAGAACCTTTTCACAACGCCGTCCCGAAACCGATGCTCGAACGGCATGACGCGAGCAGCCAGAACAAGCAGGCTGACGGATTTTTCAAAGTCACGTTCGCGCCATCCTCTCAAGGTTAATTCGTCGGCGGTACATAGCGAAATCGAGTAGAGTAAACCGGCTCCGCACAGCATGGCCTGCAGCCAGCATTCCGATAAAGGCCGTGGCTGGAATATGGATCGGAAAGGCAAAACAACTCTCCACAGCAAGAGTGATCAGAACGAGGCGGGCGGTATCCAGCGGTCCCGTCATGGTGAAGCACCATAGGCAGAATAGCAACAATCCGGGCAGGCCGAGTTCAAAAGCGACGTGAAGCCATTCGTTGTGGGCAAACTCCGGCCGTTCGATCATCTGCCCCCGCACGAATTGCGGATAGTCGGTCCAGAACGATCCGATGCCATGTCCGAACGGTGTCAGTCCGTACAGCGTCGATTCCCAGATCTGGCATCGCCCGGTGCAGATCGAATTACGATCAAGCGTGTACTCGACGATAGCCACGCCAGCCACGGCGATGATGCCGAACGCTAGCAAGCGTTTTCCCCTGAAATACACAGCCAGGGCGATCGCGCCGGCCAGTATGGCGCCCCTCGCTCCGGAAATGACCAAAGTCGGTCCCATCAGCGCCGCCAGCCACCACATTCTTTCGACCATTGCGGCGACCAAAATCAGCGCGGCGGTCTCGCCCAGAAAGATCTGATTGACGAATAGTCCGGAGGTTCCCACCCCCCGGACCAGATCTACCCCAAAAACATGCACCGCAGCAACGACTCCGGATATGGCGACCGCTATTCCGGCACCCACATAGACTGGTCGCATATCCTCGATCTGATTGCCGAGGCAGAAAATCTGCGCCAGCAATCCGATGATAAACAGGCTGCCGATCCCATCTACCGGGACCGGCGTCCACGCCAGCGACAGTGCCGCCCATGCGATCAGCAATAATCCGACGACGTGGGCCGCCGTCCAGTCCTGGCGCCTCACGAGCCACGGCACGATCAAGAACAACAGCGCCCAACGCGGCGTAGTGGCAGCCCCGGCAATGCCCGGCCAGTATAAAACCGACGCTAGGAATGCCAGGATCGCCACAGTGTCAGCCTCCGTAATCCAGCACGGAAAGCGTTGCAGGCGTGGCCGACGCCACCGCATTCCATGCGGCGCCAATGCCTCCGGTCACCTGACCGAAGGTTACAGCCGGGATGTTGATGCAGGTCGTCGTTCCCGAGGATACGGGCGGGATGGAAATCGAACCGATGCCGTTCGCGGCCGGCACGGTCGGCGCCGGCGCTACCCATATCGTCGGGCTCGCGCTGACATTGCAAAGCGTCAGCAGCTTGCGACTCGGATTGGCGAGCACGCACGATGTCGATGCGTTGGCTCCGGTGATCAGGCAACCCGTGGCGAGTGGGCCAAGCTGGGTTGTCTGGGCGATCGCTGGCACAAACCACACCGCATAACCGAGCAGCGCTGCGACGGCGACTGAGGTGGCAAAAAGTCCAAGACGGGTCATGTGGTTATCCTCTTTTCCAGTAGAGCAGGGTTTGCGGGAGCACGAACACGAGCGAGAAGGCGACGGCGGCGAACAGTCGGTCACGGGTCGGATCGTAAATCGTCCAGATCCAGATCGCGGCGCCGGTCAGGACGGCGATCAGCAGCAGCATGCGGGTCGCGCAGATGGCGGCAACCGCTTTCGCCATCTCGACATAGGACGGGCTGATATCTTCGGCCTCGGGGCCTGGCTGGCTATCCTGGAAAAGCGGGGTGATGCTCATTTTGAAAAGAAATTCTCCTCGTCGCCGCCACCAATCTTATGTCTGATCGCCAGCAACCTGCTGCCGACATTGACCGCCTGAAGCCGTTCGGCCGGCGTGCAGCGCTTGGCCTTCAGCACCTCGCGGACCCCGTTTTCGAGCAAACTAAGGAATTCTTCATCCTTATCATCTATTTCGAGCGGTTTCTTCGACATGTACCTTATTCCGACGTTCCGCTGCCGACAAGGGCCGGAACCGCCCCGCGGAGCGCACTGACACCAGGCAGCATCTGGGCTTCGGCCTCCCCTGCCGCGTTCCTGGCCGCGATCGGGCGGCTGATCGGGGCATTGCGGTTGATGATGCTTTCCAGTTCGCGGATTTGCCGCGCCGTCAGGTACTCGCCGAGCGATTTGGCCGCTATCCCCGTCGCAGCGAGCCCAGCCGCAGCGCCATGCCCTCCCGCCAGATCGGTCCCCAGGATGCTCAGAAGCGACACCGGGCCGGCCGGCGCGAACTTGCTCAGTTTTCGCGCCTGGTTGCCGAGCCACGTCCCAGTGACGATTTCCTCCATCTTGTCGCGAGCCTCTTGCGACATGCCGCGCGAACGCTTCTCGCTATCGAGGATTTTGCGAATCTCCTGCCGCTGCGTGTTGATGGTGTTGGCCCCGGTGCCGCTAACATCGGCGCGGTGTTGACCCGTCTTGGTCGATTTTTCCAGATCCTGCAGCTTTTTGTAAGTCGCCCACTCCCCCTGCGAATGCTTCAGGAGCGCCGCGGCGAGAACGGGGTCGCCAGCCAGCACATGATCGGGCGGGACGTTCATCAACCAATGGTCGATGGTGTCGATGGCAATGTTCGCCGCGGTGCGATCCTCCGGTTTTGTCACGGATACGTTGCCGAGCGCACTTCGTACCTTGTCAATCTCGCCGATCTTGACCGGCCCCTTGAACCCGTCGAGCACTTCCAGCGTTTTGAACGTGTCCCCGGCCAGGTGCGGCAGGAAATTCTTGTCTGCCAGTTGCGCCCGCACCTGCTCTGCCAGTTGATCAGCGCCTTCCTTGGAAATCTGTACGTCCATGTTGCGCATCAGTTTGTAGCCGGCATCGGCCGCTTCCTTGTGCCGCGCCAGTGTCGGCAATTCCTTCGCCAGCCGCGCGCTCTGAGCCCCGCCCGCGACGGCGCCCGCAAGCCCGCCGCCGGCGAGGCCGCCGAGAACGCGAGCGCCGCGTTCCAACCCGGTGTCTTTTGCAACCTCTGCCAGACCTTCCGCGCCCAATGTCGAACCAACGGCGCCCGCCGTCTTGGCCAACGCGCCGCCCGGTCCCATGTAGGTCGTCGGCGTGATCGCGGCCTCGCCAAGCCCTGCGCCGACGCGCCCCGTAAACCCCTGCGGCTTGTGCAGGGGTCCGGTGACTTGCTGCTCCAGAATGTTTTCCGTCTGCGGTGCCGATGGCACGTCCGGCGTCTGGCCCATCTCGGCCTGCGCCGCCTGTCCGGCTTCGCTGGCAAGACCGGAGAATCCCTTCACGGCACCCGTTGGAATCGACTTGAAGAAATCACCGGCCGCACTTGACGCAGCCTCCGCGCCCGGATGCTGCTTCAACACCTGTTCGCGAACCTGATCGTCGCTCGCGCCGGCCGGCCCGTCGATCTTGTAAGTGTTGCCGTCCGGGGCCCTGATTTTGTAGGTCGGCATTACTTTACGACCTCTGCCGGTCCCCAGCCGCCTTCCGCGGCGCCGCCAGCGCCGTACCCCTCGAACGGATCGGCCATGGCATCGTCGCCCTCCGGTCCTTCCAGGGTTTTCTTGGTCGCCGCCTTGGAAACCGTGACCTCTTTCCACAGCCGCTTGAGCTGCGTCATGTAGGCGGCCTGGCTGGTTGCGGTTGAGAGAATGCCCATGGCGTGCTGTTCAAGCCGATCGTTGACGCGCGGCACACCTTGCGGGTTCATCGCGCGCGTATAGGCGTTGATCAGCGAGAAATTCGCCAACTCCCAGTCGTTCAGTTCGGTGTCGCTGATCTGTCGTTTCAGGGCCAGATTGACCTTGTTGAGCGGCACGACCTGTCCGCGCAAGACCTTTTCCGATGTCTCGATCGCCTGCGGGATCAGCGCCTGCACCTCGTTGGTGGCGTTTTCGACGCGCGCCGCCATGCCGGCCGCAGTGCGCGCATAAGCGTTCTTTTGTGTTTGCTTGGCCTGAAAATTCTGGATTTCTTCCGAGGTCGGCGGGTTTCCGGCCGCCGTGCGCTCATCGATGAACTGGCGCAAACTCATGGCGGTCGCCGAGCGCGGCTGCGCGCCGCCCTGCTTCTTGGCGTACAGTTCGATCATCTGTTTGACGCCGGCCTTTTGCTGCTCCGACAATGCGCCGGGCTGGCCGGCCGGCAATTCCATCCGCGCCTGTCCGTCAGGCGACAGCCAATAGGTAGCGGATTGCTCGGCTTTCTGCTGCTGCTCTTGCCTCTTTTCGACGAGTTTATCGCGCGCCTCACTCGCCTTCTCGGTGAATTGAGCATTCTTTTCGTAAATTCCGGCAACCAGCGTGTAATTCTTCGCCGCCGATGCGTCGTACATCATCTTGTCGTGGTACTGCGCCGCGATCATCTGGATGTTCGCCATCTGCTGGTCGATGTTGTTCTTGCGGTTTTCCAGCTCCAGCTTGTACTTGTCCATCACCATCTTGTTGTTGTCGATCGCGGCCTTCGAGTCCTGCTCCCATTTTTTCGCGGCGCCCTCATAGGCCTGCAGATTGCCCTCCTGCCAGCCCTTCAATGCGCCGCCGAACGCGGACAAGGCGGCGGTGCCGGGTACGCGCGCAAATTTCCCGGCAACCGCCCCTAGCACCGCCATGGCGGAAGCCCATGCCATCGCATCCTTCTGGTAGTCCTGCTGGTCCGGCGCCGGCCCGAGTTGCTGCTGAGTCGGCGGCGCCGGCGGCGGTGTGTTGAGCGAATGCGACAACGCCGAGCGCGGTCCCTTCAGCGCCTTCTGTTCGGCGGCAAACGCCGCGTCGTCCTGACCCTGCAAGCCCTGGATTTTGTCGGCCATGGCAAGGGCCGGATTATTGCCGGCAAGCGCCTGCGGCGGTCCCTTGTCCATGATGTAGGGGCCCTGGCTGGCGATCGGGTCGGTTACGGTCGTGTCGGTCATAGCAATGCCAATGCTGCTGGAGCCGCGGCGGCGAACATCTTGCCGATCGACGAGAACGCCGAAGTCAACGAATCACTATAGGCCTTGTCCTGCTGCAATTGCGCCTGGCCAGCCTGCAGCAGGATGTTGCTGGCGGCGCTTGATGCGGCCAGCGACTGCCCGGAGAAATTCGAGCCGGACGACAGTTCGCCGAGCCCGAGTTGGATCGTGGTTTGGATCTGCTGCTGCGCCATGGCGTTGACCTGGGCGTCGTCGTTGGCCTGCTGGGTGATCGCCGCGGTGTCGGCATCGGGATTTCGCCCCATGCTGGCGAACATCTGGCGCGATTTGTTGGTCAGGCCTGTGGAAAACTGGCCGAGTTGGGCTTGCTGTTCCGGCGTGAGGCGACCCGCTTCTGCGTCGGCGAGCGCCTGCGTGCCCTGCGCGGTCAATGTCTGCCCCTCGTTGAATAGCGTGCCAGCATTGGCCTGCAGGGCCGGCACTTGGCCGAGTGCCTGCCCGTACTCGGTCGGCAACGGTGATTCGCCCATGCCCAAGATGGTGCCAAAGCCGGCGGCGCCGACCCCGAGCGCGGCAAGGCCCCCCAAGCCTCCGATGCCCCCCAGACCGCTGCTGTCGCTGGCACCCTTACCGGCAGAATCACCGAGCGACGTGTCGCCGAATGATGTATCAGACATAGGTCATAGCCCCTTACCAAATTCGGATTTGACCCCGGCTGCGAGCGGTCCACCCAGCGCCAATGCCGCGGCGGGGTCCGGCGCGGGCTGCTGGGGCGATTGCGGCGCGCCCGGCGGAGTAATGCCGGGCGGTGCGGCAACCGGCGGCTGCGCGCCCGGCTGTGGCGGCGTAGGGGCTGGCGGCATGGTCCCGGGATCGCGTCCGGACAGGTCGCTTCCGGTCATGGCGCCGCCGATCGGGGCGTTGGGGCCGAACACGCCGCCCTGGGGATCGACCGATTGCCACGGAGGTCCCGATAATCCAAAATTACCCGCAAAATCTGACCCGAAAATTTTAGCCTCCCGTCGAACAAGCGTGCCGCCTAGCTAATCCCCAATGCCTGCCGGATTTGCTGGTGCGTGCTCGAGTGATAACCCAAAAAGCTGTAAAAATCATCCTGACTGTCGATATTGAACTGGCTGAAGTCGAGCGTCGTGACACCGATCGCCTGTGCGAGCAACTGATGGGCCTCCTGATGGGCCTCGAGTTGGGCCTTCCTGGTCGGCCCCGCAGTCAAAAACGACAGAAAATCGTAATCAGGAATCACGACGGCCGGAGTTAGTCCGGACAGCACCTGGACGAATTGCAAATGTTCGCGGTGATGGCCGATATCCCACCCGCCATAGCCGGGGAGATCGCTGAACGTCACCTGGTCCGGAGAGAAATTAGGCATCACGCCCTACTCCGGTTGCCGACATTGGTCTCCTGAAATTCGATCGTCGCATTGGTGGCGGTGAAACTTGCCAGCGTGCCGGTGATCGTCAATCCGAGATAGCGCCCGGCGCCGTCGATGTGATTGCCGGCGTTGTCGGTCTGATAACTGAGTGCACGGAATCCCGACGCCAATGTCTCGGTATAGCTGTTTGACCCCTCGTCGGTATCCACCGACATCGACACCGTTCCGGTGGTTCCGAGCGTCACCGCAAACCCGGCGCGGATTACCTTCTTGCGCTGCACCGCATTGCCGTGGTGAGTAAGGGACGATTGCAGCTTGAACGAGACAGCCACGGTGGGATCGCCAAACAATGCCGTTATATCGGTGCCGGATGATCCGTAAAGCTGAGTCTTTCCGGTCGCCGCACTCGGTGCGGTCGCGAATGCCACCAGATTATTACCCTGCGACCCGACAAACCATTTCTTGCCGCTGAAGATCAGCATGATCGATCGCGTCGTGCTGAGAGGATCCTTGTACCGAACCAAAAATGCGATGTTGTGGATGTTGTTCATATCGACAATTGCGGCCTGGGGCCCCTGCGAAAAATCGATCAGCTTGAAGATGCCGTCCATATCATCGGAAATTTTCTGCACGCTGGAGCCGAACACGCCATAGATGCCATTGGAGTTGGCAAACATGAACACGCGATTGAACGACGCGCAGCTTTGCGGATAGATTGTGCCCTGATCGGACGACAGCGTCAGGATCGTAAACAGCGTGATATTGCCGGCAGAGTTGAGCGATATGTTTCCGATCTGCTTCACCGACTGGTCGCCCATGATATAGAGATAATTGTTCAGCGAGCGCAGCGCCGTGATCGAATGCACGAGATCCGCGTCCGAAATCACCAGAGATCCGCTGGCGTTGGCAGCGTTGAAATCGTCGTAGCCTTGCGTTCCCGTATATTGCAGCAACTGACCGCCAGCGAGCCACACCCGGCCCTGAAAAACGGCCAGCGTCGTTCCCTTGGGGATGAACGGCCAGACATGGCCAGTGGCCGCAGCTCCGGATCCGGTGCCGATGATGACAGAGGGAGTCGATGTGTAGCCCGAGCCGACAGTATCCAGAATCAGGGCATTGACCGATCCGCCCGAGATCGTGGCATGAGCGGTCGCGCCCGACCCGCCGCCGCCGACAATGGACACGGTCGGCGCCGCAACATAGCCACTGCCGCCGGCATCGCGCACGATCGAGGCAACGCCTGACGTTCCCAGAAACACGTTGAAAGTTGGCGGCTGACCTCCGCCAAAGGTTATGTTGCACGACGGCGGCGAAGTGTAGCCGCTGCCGCCCGCCGTCAACGCCACCCCGTCCACGGTGTAGACCGTCGGCCCAGGGCCATTAAAAATCACGTTGGCAAAGCCGGCCGCGCCGGTGCCGCCGCCGCCGGCAAAGACAAAGCTGTAATTGCCGGGCGTGTTGGCTGGATTTGTCTGGAAAAGACCCCTGTTGTTGATGGTAACGGATGACACCGGGAATCCCGGCATCGTGACGTGCCCGGCGGCGCCGGACCCGACGCCGGTTCCGAACGAAACCGTCAACGTGTCGCCTACCTGATAGCCTGTACCGGGGCTGGTCAGCACAATCCCGACGACAACGCCGTTGACGATCGTCGCCGTTGCCGTCGCTCCGGTGCCGGAACCACCCGAGATTGTCACCGGCGGCGGGCTGGAATAGCCGCTGCCGCCATTGCTGATGTTGAATACCGGAGACACGCCGCCCTGATGGACAAAGACCGTGCCGTCAAAGGTGCAGTAACCCGCAATCGAGTCGTTGATCAGGACGCGGGAGGCCTGCCATGTCGTCAGGTCAGGCGACGTCGAAAACGTTCCAGCGGTCGCGAATTGATTGACAAACCCGGTTGCGATATTGACCGATGACGCCGATCCGTCCGATGCAAAATCAAAGAGATAATCGACACCACCAATATCGGCATAGAACATGCTGACGGTGGATGCCGGAAGCGTTGTCAGTGCAGGTGATATCGGGCCGGGAACGACGGTCAGATTATTCGGCGCGATCGGCTGCAGGTTTTCCAGCCACGCCAGTTCGTTTTCCTTCAAAGCCTGCCGCACGCTTTGCGTATTCAGCTTCTCGAACTGCTCGAAAACGATGAATTTCGAAGTCGCGCGCTGTTCTGCTCCGGGCGGCGGCATACGCTACCTCGATACGCGGCGCTGGAATGATTTGTTGTAGGGGTTGGGTATCCGCACGCCGCCGGCCCCGATGATGATCTTGGGAACGCGGGCGCTGTACAGCTTCAGCATGAATTCGGCCTGCTGGAAATTCTGCAGTTTCATCAGGCAGAGATACGATGCCCAATACTGCACCGCATCGTTCCACGGCGCGGTTACCTGGGTGTCGAGATCGGTCGTTAGCACCAGCGGAAGCGGATCGACGCAGATCACATCCCATTCGGTGACATAGGACTGGTCGGGCGGCGGCTGGATCAGCACGAACCCGGCCTGCTGGTGAATCGTCGTGATCAGGCCGCGCTGGGTGAAAAACGTCTGCGAGCGCATATAGGCCTGGAACAGCGTGAAGCCGCGCCAGCACAGCATATAGCGTTGATTGCCCCAAAGGTACGAAATCGAGATCACGTTGAACACGTTGTTGAACATGGTGGCGGTGGCGGTGGCTCCCGATCCGCCGCCGCTGTCCGCGATCGTGACCGCTGGAACGCTGGCGGTGCCCGGCAATGCCGGGGTGTAGCCCGTGCCCCATGCGGTCATGTTGATGCCGGTGATCACGCCGGCGACAATGACCGGAACCGCGGTGGCGCGCGTTGACCCGGTTGGACCGGCCGCGAATGTCACCGTGGTAGCCGCGGTGTAGTTGGTGCCTCCGGCCGTCACCGTCGCGCCGACCACCTGGCCGTTGAGGCCGTTCTGGCCAACCAGAGGATAAATCTCCTGCAGCGGAGGAACCGTGACCGACTGATAGAACGGCGAGGACGGCGCACCGATCTGCGATGGCGCGAGATACGCCACCCGGCAGCACTGGAAATCCTCTGCAACGACCTTGCGGGCATTGTTGATGGCAGAGATCAGCTCAGCCTGGGTGAAATCCGAAAATGTCTGGTCGTGAACCAGAAACTGGACCTGAGCGATGTAGTCGGAAAGGAGCATTCACTTTTTCAGGCTCTCACTTCGATCCGGCGCGGCGGGGTAAATGTCGGCTCGCGGTCCGGCTGCGGATCGGCGGGGATCGGCAGCGAGGTGTCGGCCTCGACCTGGACCAGCTTGTACATCACGGGCTCGATCTTCAGCTTGGCGAACCAGCGCTCGGCCAGCGTCTTGCCGCTGTCGTCGGCCTCGAGGAATCTCGGTGTGTTCCAGCCCTGCCGCTTGGCGACGTGCTTGCCCATCATGACCTGATCCGAGAAATCAGGCCCGAAGAAATGCAACGCCATGTCCACCGGGAAATTTTTGGCTTCGCCCGGCATCACCTTGACCGGCACGCCGTCGTGGCGATCGGTAAAGGGGATATCGAGCCCGTTGGTGAGCTTGACGTATTTGACGCGAACCTGTTCGGTCTGATCTTCCATCACAATGTCCTGTAGATTTCCTGTAACAGTTTGATCGCCGCTGCCATCTTTTCGGCAACGGTCAGTTCATTGGCCGGCGCTGACGGCTCATAGCCCTCGATCGGGCCGTCCGGGCCGTGTCCGGGCGCATAGGATACCGACGGCGCAGCAGGTGCAAATTCTTCGGTGGCCGCGGGTTCTTCGTTCGAATCGGTGTCACTCATCACTGCACCCTTGGCTGAAGCAGAACAAGGCTGACGGCCGGCGTGGTGTTTGCGACGGCGCCGGTCGCGGCAACGCCGCCCGCGCCGCCGGTAAAGGTGACGGTTCGCGACGAACTGGTATAGCCGCCGCCGGGATTGTCGATCACAAGGCCGGTCAGGGTGCCGGATCCCGTCAGCGCGATCGAAGTAAGCTGCACGCCGGTTGCCGACGTGTTCTGGTTGCCGGGAACGGCATTGCTCGGGAAAACCAGACCTGGGGCCGGGATGGCGCCGGCCGCAACGCCCTGTGCCGGGCCGCCCTGATAGAGCGCCGGTTGCGGGATCACCCAGAAATTAGGCGAGGCCAGATAGCCGCCGCCAACATTGGCCATGCTGACGGATGCAACGGTGCCGGTGGCGGAAAGCGCGCAGGTGGCGGTGGCCTGGATGCCGCCGGGCGGCGGCGGGTCGATCACGATCAGCGGCGGCTCGAGGAAACCGGAACCGGCCTGCGTGATGGTCGGCGCCGCCACCGAGCCGCCGACGATGGTGGAGACGGTACCCCTGACGCCGCCGGTGGTGTCGCTGACCGGAACGGTGGCCGACACGCCATTGATGGTCGAGCCGATACCGTTGGTCATGGTCGAACCGGCATTGCTGATCGTGGTCGAGGTGAAAATCCCGGCCGTGTTCAGAAAGCGGAAATTGTAACCGTCGGCCGACAGATAGCCGCCACCGGACGCGGGCGTCAGCGTCTGCCAGGTCTGGGCCTGGCCGTCGAAATATTGCAGGATGGTGTTGGCATCCAGATTGTAGATGTACTCGCCCGGAGGCGGATAGAACACGCCGCCGGAGGCCAGTTCAACCCGCGAGCCGCCCTCCTGCACCTGGGCGAGGGGAAGGGGAAATGCGCCGCCAATGCGAGCCATGTTGAGACCTCAGATGTTCAGGAACGCCAGGCCGTCGAACTTGCCGTGCGCCTTGCATTTCACGTCAACCAGTTCGAGCAGCGACAGGATGGCGCCGATGTAACCGAGCTGGTTGTTCGGCAGCGTCGATTCGAAGCCGGTGAACGAGAACGCCGCGCGCTCGTGCAGGTACAGCGACAGGTAGTTGGTGTTGATCAGATAGAGCACGCCTTCCGGGCAGTACGGATCGGCATAAAAGGGGACGCCGGCCACGTCAAGCGCGCGAAACAGCGCCTCGGCCTTCTTGTCGGCGCCGAACGCATCGCCGGGAGTGATGACGTAGCGTTCCTGCGACGTGAAGTCCTGCGCCAGCAGCGTCCAGGTTCCGAATCCCATGATGCCGATGGTCGGCATTTCGCCGGTGGTCTTGGAGACCTGGGCGATATACTGCAGCATCAAATTGCGGGTCGGCGTGGTGGCGCCGCCGTTGTGAACGTAGGTCGATTTCCAGAATGCGTTGGTGGTGCGCGACACGCCGCCGTAACTGGTCGAGAACGTGCCGTCGTCGATCGCCGCCGGCAATCCGATCAATTGCTGGTTGTTGGCGACGTTGTTGAACAGGGCTGTCGCAAAGGTGTCGATGGTGACGTTGGTGGAGTCGTTCATGCGCGCTTCGATCAGCGGCACCACGGAATAGTCGAGCTGCACCAGGCCCTCCATCCCCAGGAACGGGATGGTCGAGACAAAGGCCTTGAGGTTGAATTCGGCGTTCTGGATGCCGGGCTGCACGCCTGGCTGCTGGAACGAACCTGAGTAATCCACCCACTGGCCCGACACCATCGGCGTGCCCTGCAGCGGGGCTGTGATCGGCGACAGGCCGCCGGTCGCGACCTGGGCCGACGCCAGCATGGCCGCCATAAGTGGAGCACTTTTCCAGAGTTGCACGTACACGCGAGGCATGAACGCCCTTCGTACCACTGACGAAAGCTCGGCTGCAATGGCTCCGCTGGCGGGGATTATGCCCGATCCGAGTTGCGGCATGTCCTTGATATCCTTACGTTTTTACTGGAACGTCGCGAACGACGCGCCAGCGTTAAACAGATTGTTCTCCTGCCAGGCACACTCCGTCACCGCGCTGCAATATTCGCAGGTAAACGTCGGTGGCGCTTGGCGGGGACGGCTCATCTGCGTTTCCGCATGAGTTCGGAAATCACCGTGTTGGCGGTCTCTCGGCTGGCGCGCACCGGATCCTTGCCGAACTTGCCCCACTCCGGAAATTCCCAGGTGGTGCCGTGAACCTCATGGGGGCCATCGCCTGGCTTGGGATTGTCGGGCGGCAGCGTGGCGGCGTACAGGATCGCGCCATCGTTGTAGTCGGTGATGCCCTTTTTCTGCATCAGGGCCTCGATCGCCTTGACATCGTCCTCCGAATATTTGCGGCCCTCGCCATCCTCGCCGCCGCCGAGCAGACGTTGGCGCTGGCCGTTCATGCGGCCCACCACTTCGTCCTGCTGGCGCTGCAGCTCGCGGGCTTCCTGTTCGGCCTTGAAGGAATCAAAGCGTTCCTCCTGCTCGACATCGCTGAAGGATCTGGCTTCCGGCGAGTCCGGCATGACCTCGCGCACGGCTTTCGCCACCATCCTTCGGGTCTTGGGATTCTGCGCGAGGCCGGCAAACAATTTGCCGAGCGAGGCGGCGGTGGCGGGATCGAGATCGGGGCCGGCCATCAGATCGGCTTCCCTTTCTGGGCGGTCGGCCCGCCGCGTTCAAGCGACGGGCTGCCGGTTTTCATGCGCTGGCCGGACGGCGAATTCCATTTCTCGCCGGACGTGAAGCCGCCGAGCGCGGTATAGGTCGGAGGATTGCGGAAAATGCCGTCCTCCATGCTGCGCTTCGAGAGATCGCCGGTCTTGACCTTCGGACGTAAATATTCTGTCATTGTTTTTCCTCCAGATGCTTCCATACCCGCCTTGAACGGATGTGGTAGATGGTGGCGAGAGATATCCCCATTTCTGCCGCCAGTTTGCGGGCTGGATCTGAAGATGCACGAATCGAAATCACTTCAGCTTCCGAAAGTTTGCTGCTGCCGTGGCGAACTCCAACGTTGTTGCGCCCCTTTGCTTTGCAATCCTCACAATTTTCGAGGTTTGTTCCTACGAACATGTGCTCGGGATTGACGCAATACGGATTATCGCACGTATGGCAGAGTTGCCTGTCTGCCGGGATCGGACCGACCAATAGTTCATAAACGAGGCGGTGAGCCTTCGCGTCGCGCTGTAGTCGGCTGTCCCACGCGCGGCCGTAGTTATCCTTGTCCACACCGCCGAGCCAACACCAGCATCCCGAATTAGGCTCTGGACTGATTTTATCCTCTATCCGATCTGGCAGCCCAAAAACACTCATGCGGCCGGCCCCGGTGTTAGAGCGTCGATACCAGGCGGCGCACCGCCTCCGGGAGAAAGACCAGGCGGTGGAGCTGCTGATAGCGGCCCCTGTTTGGCTGCCTGAGCCATAGTGGCAAGACCCGCTGGGACCATGTTGGCGCCTTCCGCCTTGCCAAAGATCGGGTTGAGCGCGGACACCGCGCGAAGAATCGCCTGCTGTTCCTTCGATCCGCCTTCGAATGCCATGGCGCCGATCAGCAGCGCCGGCATCACGGCCTTGATCTGTTGCACCGCGGCAGCCTTGTTGCCGGCGCCACCGCCGGGCGACATCATCGGAGAGCCGCCGGGTCCAGCAGGCCCGCCTATCGGGGACTTTGGCAACGCGGGCGCGGCGCCCGGAGCTCCGGGTGGGCCATCAGCGCCAGGTGGCGGCATCGCATCCATCAAGGAATCCAGAGATGTTCCATAATCTGGCCGCAAGTGATACGCCGCTTTAATCTCTGCCGTCAAGTAGCTGAAAACGAACAAGCCCTCCAGTCAGGTGATGGAGGGCTTGCCGTTTGGAATTACCAGAAGGGTCGAAAGGTCACTTCCGACGATGCTTCCTCTTGCCGCGTTTGTGCTTGCGCTTCATGGCGATGCTCCTCTTACTGATACCGGCGGGCCCGCCGGCGGGGGATGCGAACGCGCCGACTATATCAAGCCGACGCCGGTTGTCCATGGAGTTTTGAGCGCAGCAAATATCCTTCCAACGCCCAAATCTTGTTGCGCGCGTTGTCGCGGGCGATTTTGCGGCCGATTTCCACGTCGAAGTTTTCCGGCGACGCCGCTGCACTTTCGCCAATCACCTGAAATCCGTTCTGCAGCGTAAGCGCGCAGACCGTCATCGTTGTACCGGGAAACACGTGATAGGCTTCCGCCTTGATCGTGGCGTCGATGTGCGCCGGATTAAGGCGAGGCGCGTTCAGGCCCTTCGACTGAATTTCCTTCTCGATAGCCTGTTCGTCGTGATTTACCATGGTTCTTCCTCTGCGGGTAATGCCGAAAACCGTCCGGCGCGGATTCAATCAAATCGGCGCGGCATGTCCATTGGGCTTTTTGCCGCCGCGCGGCGGTCCGTCCGGAATTCCCATCGCGGCTTTCTTGGCCTGCATTTCCGCGGCTTTCTTCTGCCGTGCCCGCAGCGCGTGAATCAGGTTGTTGCGGTTCGGCGGGTTGATCAGGCGAATCAGGCCCTCGGCGTCGATCGCCTGGGCCTTGAACAGCAAGGCGGCGGCTTCCTTGGATTCGTCGGCGAACAGCGGCGAGTGCGAATGACCGGCCACCGTCAGCGAGTAGTCGCCGACCAGATTATGGTAGTAGAAGGGATCGCCTGGCTTGCCGTCCTCCTTGGGATCCGGCGGGATCGGATCGTCGTTGTTGCGCATGTTGAGTTTCAAAGCGAGGTCGCCCATCCGCACCAGCGGCGCCTCGAGCCGCCCTGCGGTTTTCTTGATTCGCCCCGAGCCCGTGGTTTTCAGTTCTTTGGCGTGGCCTCGGCTGCGGACGCCCTCGGTGCCCTTGCCCTGCAGCACTTCGGTCAGGCCGGAGGCCTCGACGAACAACTGGCCGATCTGCTGGTAGTCGGCAAAAATATCCGGCGGCATCTCCGGGTACAGTTCCTTGATCGAAGCCTGCGGCAACTGGTCCATCACCCAGGAATCGGCGCCGCCGAACGCTTCCATCTTCTCGTCCGACAGCCCCAGGAAGCCGGAGCCGACCCGCGGCGGGTAGGCCTGCCGCTCCAGGATATCGTGGATCTGGTCAAGCCGCTCGTTCGACCATTGCTGCAACGGGATCAGCGATTCGATGTGCGCCTTGCCCCAGAAATAATCATAGACCTGGTAGGGCCGGAGCTGGATGAACGGGGTGTCCTTCGGCAGAAACGGATTGCAGGACGTGTTGTAGAACTGTTCCTGCTGTTTGCGCTGCGATACGAACTTGCCGTTTCGCTTCAGCACGTCGATGGTGGCCTTGGAATCCGAGATCACCAGCCCCGGAGCCACCATGAAAAACACGCGGTAATCGCCGCACTCGTCGTCCCACACCGTCAGTTCGTGGAATTCAACCAGCGGCCGATCGACCTTGGCATGGTAGGACGGACGCGCCTCGTAGGTCGGGTTGAGCGAGCCACTGACGTTGCCGCCGAGATTGGACCCGGAGGTCGACGCGATGATCATGCGGGTGATCAGTTCCGGGAATGGTGATTCGAACGGGGTGTTGACCACGGTCAAGTCGGGGATTTTCGCCCCGAGCCCGGCCCGCAGCAGGCGCTGGCAGGCGTTGTCGTAGTCGATGTGATAGCAATGCACGAATGCCGGCTGGTTTTCCAGTTCAGTCTGCTCCTCCGAGAACACCCCGAATTTCCACGGCTCGACCAGCGTGCAGGTCAGCTCGTCCCTGGTGTCGGACCATCCCATCTTCAAGAGCATGGTGTCGAACACGATCGACCACGGCAGCGCATCGCCGAAGAAATCGAACATGCCGGCGTCGGCGAAATCGCGGTTGAAATGATCCTGCGCCGCCAGGAACTGCTTGACCACCGCGTCCTCGGAATTCAGCGGCGCCGACAGCGAGAACTCGGCGTGGTCGGGCGAGTACAGGAACGACGACACCAGGTCGATATGGGATTCGATCCGGTTGTAGATGATATCGCTGTCGGAATTCGAACCGTGCAGGAAGAACTGGCGGCGGCGGTCGTACAGGTCCTTGCGGTCCCTCTTGGATTCGAGGCAGCAATCCAGCACCCATTTCAGGTGTTCCTCGCGCTGGCGCTCGTTGTCCGGAATGATCACGACACCTTCCTGTGCTGGCCGACGCCGGGAAGTTGCTTGCCGATCGCCGCCGCGGTCTTGAAACTGATGTTGTTTGATGTCGGCACGCACTGCGACTGCGTCATGTCCACCGGCGCGGTGAAGCCGCCGGCGAACGTATGCGTGGCTCCCTTGTTCGGTTTCTGCACGAGTTTCGGCTTGGCCGCCTCGCCGCGCGCCGCCGAATGCAGGTCGGTCATCCTGAAGGCGTCGGTCAGGGCGCGGAATTCGGCGTCACACGCTTTTGCCGTGCCGCCCATGTGGCCGCCGCCGGGCACCCACTGCACCCGCACGCCATGGCAGGCCGGGCATGAGGGGTTGGCGTCCCACGAATCGAAGGCATTCGTGCAGATATGGTTGAGGCAGAGCCAGGAGCGGATCACGGACATGACGGCAATCCTAACCCATCGTGACCTTGGGCAGCAAGTCGTGCGTGGCCGGCTCCGAGATCACCTCCGGGGTCTGGTCGCCCCTGATCTTGCGCATGCCGGAGGCGCCGACGTTGACCATGCTGTTGATGACGGCCTGCACGCCCTGCGAATACCGCACCGCCTCGTCGCGCTCGATTTGGATCTGCAGAAGGTCAGCCTCGTATTTGCGCTGCATGGCGCCGACGCGGGACGAAAGCATGTCGTACTGGTCCCTTACCAGATGATGGGCGCTTTCGAGAGTGGCGTAGGCGTCTCGCAGCGAATCCCGCTCGTCGATGATGCGCTGGACTTGCGAGGTCAGGTCGGTCATGTGGTTTTCTCCTATGTTGGAACGGAAATGTTCATCTTCTTCATGAAGCCGGTAATCAGGCGGTCGAGCGGCTGGGTGCCGCCGGTTTCCTCGATTTTTGCAGACTGCGCCACCGACATGCCGGCCGCCTTGGCCTTCGGCTGCACCCACATGTTCCATGCCTGGTAGGCGAACGCCGCCGCCATCACCCGGTCGTCCTTGGCGTTGCCCTCGGCGCCGATCGAGCCCTCGTCGTTGACGATGCGGCGCATTTCCTCGCACAGCGCCACGCTGCGCGGCACCATGCGGCCCAGCTCGATGCCGTTCTTCATCTGGTTCATGGCGCGGCGCTTCAGATCCTCGGTCGTCACCCACTGGTACACCAGCGAGCCGCCGCCGGGGTTGTCCATGCGGTGGTAGAAAAAATGCCGCATGTTCTGCAGCACGTTGCGGATGCCGAACTGGTCCTCGGTCGGCTTGATCTCGCGCGCCAGCTGGTTGACCTTCTGCAATTCGTCGAACACCGCTTGTCCGGCGCCGTTCATTTCCAGGATCGGCATCAGGAAGTTCTGTCCGTAATAGCCGGCGAGATGGGCGAGCACCCAGGCGCACTGATAGGTCGATGGTTGCGGCGAGCAATATTCAGCAACCTGGACCAATGCGTCGGAGAAACAACGCCAGACGGAAATAACTGTGCGATCGGCGTCGTCGCTTGATCCATACGCAGGATCGCATCCGATGGCGTAGTATCCGAAGGAGGATCTATCTTCCCAGATGCGCAGCTCGGCCCTGACATCCTTGACCTGAGCAACGCGAGTTTCCTCGAATTTATGCGTGAGACGATACCTGTAGGTCTGGAACGGCAGTTTCTTGGCTTCGCGAGTGACATTGGTCATCGCCTCCACGGTGAAGAATTTCGACCCCGTGGCCTGGAACGCATCGGATTCGGTCCACGGATATTCCTGGTCCATCATCGCCTGGTCGCCGTCCTTTTCCGACGCCAGGTGCCAGCGATACCAGGATATCTGCTGCAGCGAGATTTCGAAATCATAATCCTCGCGCACCTCGCGCACGCGCTTGCGCTCCAGCACCGACAGCGCCGATGTGATTCCGTCCGGCATGTACGCCTTGAAGAACGGATGCGTGACCGGAAACTGGTTGCGCTCGTCGCGCCACCAGCCGACGAATATCGCGTGCTTGGTCGGGTCGCCCTTGGCCTGCTCCCACATCTCGTGAAAATGATTGAAGCCGTTCGCCGTGGTCTCGTAGACCTGCAGCCGATGCGGGTACAGCGATGAGGTCTGCGAACGAAACTCGGCGATTCCGTCGCCGGAGCCGTAGAACGCGGTCTCGGTCGAATGCACGAAGTTGGCGGCGCCGGATCGTCCCAACCCGCCCTTGCGGTTCTCGTTGGTGCCGGCGATCAGGTAGCGAAACTTGGAGGCGTTTTTCAGGATCAGCAGATTGCGATTGTGGCGAACATATTTGATCATGAATTTGCGCGGTGTCTCGGCGAAGAACACCTCGACCGCGGCGCGGAAATCGTCGCGCGCTTCCTCCTTGTGGGTCAAGAGCACGCCGAGCAGGCCGGGATGCTCGAAGCCCCAGAACATATCGAGCGCGAGAAAGAACGTGGTCGAGCCGAGCTGCCGAGATTTGAGGATGACAAAAGTCGTCACCCCGCGCGACAGGCCGTCCTCGATCTGGTCCAGGATGTAGCGCTGCGAGCCCAGCAGTTTGAACGGCACCAGCCCGAAATCCTTCGACTGCACCTTGAGCCGCGACAGGAATTCGAGAAACCTCGCCCGCGGGAACGGCGCAACTTCCTTGAATTCGATCTCGAACTTGTGGCTGTCGATTTCGGTCATCGCGTTGAGCGTTCCTCATCGCGTTTGGCCATGTCGGCCCGCGCGGTCGCACTCAAGGTCAGATCGGCCGCTGGCTTCCAAGCGTCCAGCCTAATCCTGACGCCACTGTCGTCGATTGCCGCATCCCATTTGTACCACGCGACCCAGATGCCGGCGCGGTTGTCGCTCGACCGACCGTAGCGCCAGTGACGCGGGTCGGTGTCAGGCAGCGCCGCCCAGGCGACCAGATAGGCATAGCGGCGGTGGCCGTCGGGAACGAACACGGTGGCAAGGTCGCTGGGGCACCGCGGCGGGGCCTCGAGACGGGGCCGGCTGAAATCGATCGGCGGGCCAAGTTTGGCAATCCGGTCGCGCCGCGCCGCGAGCGCCTCGCAATAGACCTTCAGCTCACCAGACTGCGGCATGAACGTCATGTATTTTTCCGTCGTCTGGATCCCGGTGCGGGGGTCCGTGACCTCGCACACCAGCTCCGGATCGTACAGCGTCAGCACCGCGCCAATCGCCGCCACATAGCCATCCGCGTCGTTGGCGTCACCGCGGCGATAGCAGCCGAACAACATTTTCGCCCTGGTCGCCGCCAGTTCCGCCGGACAGCGGGTTGTCGAAGGCCCTGATTCGTTCAAGGAGGTCGTCCGCGGCCTCGTGGACTGTTCGCTTGCCATTTTTGGATTGCCCTTTCGCTGTGATGGTCCTGATTCGGTTGCGCCAGGTCGCCGGCCAATCGGTTTTTCGGCCGCGCAGTCCGGGCACCGCGCACCAGTAATCGACAAATTCGGCCCATATTTTGGGAATTTGGCGCGGATCGGCACCGATCACCACCGCCGCCTCGTGAAATTCGTCCGTCAAAATCGCGCCGGCATCGAGCCGCGTCCCTCGCGCGCGCAACCCCCCCTTACTTTCTTTCTTTTCCTTAACTTCTAAAGGAAGAGAAGAAGTAAGAAAGGAAGTATCTATATGTCCGTTCTCAGTCGGTTCTGGCAAAGTGGCTTGGCAAGATATTGATTTTTCTTGTGTTTCTTCCGTGTCACGCTCTGTCACTGTGACATAACGTGACGTAACGTTACGTAACGTTTTACGGTCCCTCCAGCGCTGCTGACGGTCACGGTTTTTCGCCCGCGCCTTGTCCTCGGCAGCTAGATCCGCCTCCTGCTGAGCCTCAATGAAATCGATCAGAGCCGACGGTGAAATTCCACCGGCCGCCAACGCCCGCAACGCCGCAATCGAAATCATGCTCAGCTCCAAATAGGAACCGATGCGCCAGGCCGGATGTTGAGGGCAGGGTTGACGAAAGGCGGTATTTTGCCTATGTCCATCCTGTCCGAGCAGCCAGCAAGCCATCGGACATAGTTTACGGCTCGCGGGAAACCCCATCTCGCGGGCCGTTCGCTTTTCTGGCCCCAAATCACCAAACCGTCAAGCCAGAAACAACAGCAAAATCAGCGTAGGCCAAAAACCACCAGCAAGGCCAAACACCAACCCATTGACAAACACAGAGAAATTTTCCTGAATTTTTTTTATGGGGTGGACAGAGAGCGGGGCGACCGAATCCCCGAACTCAAGACCCATCGAGCTCGGGCGGGCGCCGCGCGCCAGGCCTCCGAGCCGCCAGGATGCCGCGGTGTGTGGCCCAGATCACACTTCGCATAACATCCATTACGGAACATTTGAGATATTCACTAACGAAATCAATCAGTTGGTTGTGTGATGTTACCCAGATTCGGGCGCCGCGTCTACATCTTGTGCCCGCGGGCCGTCGCGCCAGGCCGAATCAACTCGAAAACCACTCGAAAAGCCGAAATGTTCCCGAATTATGGGCTCGCCGGCCGGTCCTCGCGCGTATGGCACTGACGATGTAATTTCGATGTATCTTTCACAGGTTTACGGATTTGAGGGCTTGGGCGACCCGCCGACCAGCTTCGGAGGTGGTTGAGAAGCGTTGGCCCTCGATGATTTGATAGAGGAAGCGCCTGGTTACACCGGCGCTGGCTGCGATGCCATTGATTGACGGCGCCTGACGCTTGTTGCGGGTTTCTTGGCATGAGAAGCGAACGACGCGGAGGCGACGGCGGATTTCGTCCGTGGAGAGCATCATAGGTCAGTGCCTCTTACCAAAAGCGTGAGCAATAGATATAGTCTTATGTTGCTCACAGGGCTTGACGCTTGGCAAGCTTGCGGGCGGCTCGGAGTTTTCGCATAAGTTCCTTGTTGCGTTCTTTTCGCAACTTCGTGCGTTGCGCCCGCGGTACATCAACGGCTCCTATCGTCTTGATTTTGAGCGTTTGTCGGTCGGCATAAGTGAGATGTAGCCGCCAAGCTAGGGCGTCGGCCTTCCATCGCTGCGGGTTGGTGGCGACTTCTGCGACCAGATACTTCAAGTCTGCGATGGTGTACCAGGGAGCCCTTACCTCGAGCCAGGCGCCGACGCATTTTCCGATCTCGCGGCCTGTTGCGGCGAGGTGGTTAGCCATGACCACGATATCATCTCGCCCGGCGTCGTCGTCTGGCATGGTCTCGCCATACCTGGCGCTGAACAAGCGGTTAAGTTCGCTGATTCGCAGGGTTGCGAGTTGTCGTGGTGATGGCCGTTTGCGGCGGCGGTATCGCTGCTCAATTTCTGCGAGTTTTGCAGCAATAGTCGCTGGTTTTGGCCGTTGCATCAGCCAAACGTACGGGATTGCCGCAGAAGGTCAATGCGCGTTCATCCCACCGATTTCTGCTCGAGATAATAGCGCCCGCCGCGGCCTCGGGCCTGGCACCTGATCTGCTGTCCGGCTTCCTTCAGCCGCCTGTTCATGTTGTTAACGGTGACGCGAATCACGTTGAACGCGGTGTCGGGACCGCCGTCTGGGTAGTGGGTCAGTTTGATTGTGGCAGCTTGGACGCCTAGGAATCGGCCCGGTTCGGGGTCATATTGCCGGGATGCAGAAAAAGCCCTGGAAGATAATTGTCTTTACGGAACGCCTTGGAGGCGGCCCCGGCACACGGGAATTTTTCATCGTGAAGGCCCCGGACGCTGGACAGGCTGTAAAGGTGCTTCACATTTTCCGGCCTGATCTTGGCGACGCTAGAATCGAAGTAAAGGGCGAGGCTCCGCCTGAGTTTTTGGATTGGTTCGGAGTTGAGGGGGACGTGTATTCCATTCAGGTGCTGTCCCCATGACCCCCAAACGCCCTAGGGACCCCAACCAGCTCGCCAAGTCGATCATCGATATCGCGACGGGGGAGAAGCCGGACCGCGATCCTACGCCTGAGGAACAGGGCAAGGACGCGGCTGCGGTAGCGCGGGGCCAGCTTGGTGGTGCCAAGGGCGGTGCGGCCCGAGCTGCAAAGCTGACCGGCGCGAAAAAGTCAGCCATCGCCAAGAAGGCCGCGAAAGCGCGCTGGAAATAGCCCTTAGATTGTGGACGCCAGTGACTTCAATTCTCTCTGGTATCGCGTAAGCGACTCATTGACCTCAAGTCGCTGCCCCTCAATCGAATGAGATTCACCGACGCTAAGTTGCGCTAACGGAATGCGCTTAGAGCCGCTGATACGGCCAGCGGAGTGAAAATCATCCAGCAAGTGGATTGAATCAATAGGGTCGTCGCCGGAAAAAACATCGGCGTGAGCGTTCACGATATCAATCACCTGCGCCAGATAAGCTTGGGTGGATCGATCCGGGGTGAAGGCGGTTTGCCGGTTCCAGCCGCAATGCGTCATCACGACTGCATGAACTTTGGGAAGTTTGGTGATGCCGGCCTGTGCGTTTAGCCTTAGAAAATCCATTGTGGGGTCTTTGAGCATAGAGAGGGTAAGTTTCAATGCCTCCATCGAGTGTTGATCGACCCGAACAGGGATCACTAAGGCATCGGCCGCGACCCAGCCAAGATGCGTTGCACCACCAAAAAAGGGGCTGGTGTCGATCAGGATTTTTGAAGCCCGCAAATGTTTACGCAGCGATTCACCAAGTTGCTCGACGGATTGCAAAATATTCCGCGTGGTTTCCCGACTACGCGCGCCCAAGTTCGCCGCAGCGCTCAACTGCGTATAGAGCAGGCTCGGAAATAAAAACAATTCACTCGACCCGGCAACGACGTGCGCTCCAGCGCCGCCCTTGAACGACACGCAAGACGGCGGAACGCTGGTGACCAAATCATCGATCTCAATTGTAGGGGTGCCAGCCATCACATGCGGCAGCAGCGCATCATAGATGGTGCTCGAACTCTGATTGATGTCCTCGCCCAACAATGACTGGGTAAAATTCCGCTGCGGACAAAGGTCAAACAACAAAGACCGATTTGTCCGCGAGATCTCCCAAGCCAGGTTGAACGCCAGCGTACTTTTGCCGATTCCGCCCCGAAAATTGGTAACGGTGTAGGTTCCAAACCGAGCCTTTGGCCGGTCTACCGTTCCGCCTTCAGCAACAATCTTGAATTGTCCCAATAGCTTATCCAAATTACTAGACATTGACCTCGTTCCTTCGATTTGAGCGGGTTGACCTGATCGACCAGCATAACTTAGACTACGCAGGTGAAGCGGGTCAAGCGTCTTGACCTGCATAAAAGGATTGACGCGGGTCATGCTCTCAAGCATAAAGGTCAGTATGAACAGGCTGACCAGACAAGCGCGCGCGCAAATCCTCCACCTCCTTTGCGAGGGGCAGTCGATCCGGGCCGTCACCCGATTGACCGGATGCAGCAAGAATACGGTCGCGAAGCTGCTGGTGTCGGCTGGCCATGCCTGTGCCGCCTATCAGGACAAGACGCTCCGCAAGCTGCCCTGCCAGCGCGTCCAGATGGATGAAATCTGGTCGTTCGTTTACGCCAAGGCTGCCAATGTAGGGGCCGCCAAGACTGCTCCGGCGACCGCCGGTGATGTCTGGACCTGGACTGCGATCTGTGCCGACACCAAGCTAATCGTTAGTTGGTTGCTCGGCGCTCGCGATACGGATGCCGCCCTTTCGTTCGTTGGCGATCTGCGGAACAGGCTAACCAATCGCGTCCAGCTAACCAGCGACGGCCATAGGCCCTACCTGACGGCCGTTGATGCGGTATTCGGCGATGAAGTCGATTACGCCATGCTGGTGAAGATCTACGGTGCCGATCCGCAGGCCGAAACCCGCTACAGCCCGGCCAAGTGCATCGGTGCGGAACGCCAGCCGAAGATCGGTTCGCCCGACAAGGACCATATCAGCACGTCATATGTCGAGCGGTCGAACCTGACGATGCGGATGCATATGCGTCGGTTCACGCGGCTGACGAATGCGTTTTCAAAGAAGGTCGAAAATCACGCCGCCGCAATCGCGCTGCATGTAATGTACTACAATTTCGTCCGTATCCATCAAACGCTCAAGGTGACGCCGGCAATGGCCGCTGGCGTGACTGAGAAGCTTTGGGAGATGGACGATCTTGTCGGGCTGATCGATCAATGGGAGTTGGCTAACTACAAGCCGGAATATCAGTTCGTGGTCCGACAGTACCAGATCGGGAAGGGCCATTCGGTTAGCGTTCTGTGGCGCGGCGGAGAAATCGATACGATTTATGGTTTCGACAAGGAGGCCGATGCGATTGAATGGATCAAGGAGAGGTCGGCGGCGTGGCTGATGGAGAACCGATGATTTCGCTGGAGGGAGGATTCCCAAAGATAAATGCGGGCTCGTCTGCTAAATTGTCATCCCTATCCAGACCCCATTGTCCGTTGATGTTTGCGTCCTGCAGTAGCTTGCCTGCCATTTGAATATGCTCAGGTAGATCGGCAAACGGTTTTCCTGCATGTTTTTTCGCTACACCAAGAACGACGCCGATGAGATCAGGGCGCACATCACTGAACAGGCAATTCCCAGAGAACTTCCAATCATGATCGGAAACTATTTTTGCGAAGTATTCGGCAAATGTCCGCGATCCGGAATCCGACATACAGCGAATCAGAATTGGAAATCTTTTATCTTTCGGAATCTCATCTAGTGCCGCACCAAGTTTTGTTCTTTGCTCATCCGTCATGTGCCACAAAATAGGGTGGACCGATGCCTGGTTTTGAAGGGCAACGTCGCGCTTGCCAACTTCCTCTTTGATGTAAATTTCAACGTAGCCGGTGATACCGGTTACGATAATGGCCGTGGCCAGCAATCCAAACACCGTCCAGCCGAGGTACGGCCACCAATGATGGCGCTGAGTATTGTTCTTTGGTTCGCCTATTAGGACGATATATGCGGCAGCAAAGAGTCCAACGGTCGGACCAAAAAACGGCGACGAAATTAGTGCCGCGATCATTGCCGGAAGCCCACCGAGCGATTTTGCGGCGGCGAGCCAAAAATCGTAACGGCTCTTCCAATCTGGAATCTCTCGGATGACGAGGAGAGCAATGGCCGCCCATGCGGGGATTTTGGGAGCCGTAACCAGTACGCAAGCCCGCTTGCGTATAGCGACCCAATTGATCGCTGGCGTTGGTTCGAGTGGAAGTTCTGGCTCTCCGCTATTATCCATCGAGGTTGCATATCATGTCCTCCTTGTTCGTCGCAGGAGGGCAGCGAGGCAGGTCAAGAATTAACCACAGGGGTCATTTCTCAAACTGACCCACTACCGCCGTCTGGCTCATCGCCGTAGACTTGGCAGGCCAGATCGGCGCTGCCGAGGTAGTGCGGCCTGGCGCGGACCAAGTCGTAGATCCGCCGCTGCAGCGGCGTGAGCTGCACGGGCGGGCCGTCGATCTCGCCGGATCCGCCGCAACACGGGCACCTCATCGCGGCGTACCGGCCGAAGCCATGGCGTGGTCGAAGCAATAGGGCCCGACGCATTGCCGGACGCCGCAGAACAGGACCGGGGTCTGGGCGGGCCAGCCGCCGATCGGCCAGCGGCAATCGTTGGCCTCCAGCTCGACCAGCGCGATCAGGCGCGGCGGTGCGGCCGGCGGGCGCGGTGGTGTCGCCACGGCGACGCATTTCGGCCTTGGAATCCTGTTGGCGTTGGTCATGTAGGCGCCCTTTGCGCGGGCCTGTCGGGTCGAGGGCAGGCTGTCCGGGCGGCCGGCCCCGACGAGGCCGATTCGCTTGCCCCGCCCGATCGTTGCGTTGCGGCTGTAGGCGGTGCCGAACTCGGAATTGAGTGCTGCGGCGGCTTCGCTATACGATTTCCCGGCGATGATCAACCCGGTCAGCCGCGCATCCTGTTCCCCATTCCATTTGGTATCTCGTTTTGTGTAGAAAACCATGGCTAAATCTCCGTGATTTCAATGTGATGTGATGCTTCGATGATCTTTTTCTTGAGCTTATACACCGGCAGTTTAAGCCCCTTGCAATCCTCTATCACTCTTTCGCCTGATTTCTCGTAATAGGCGAAATCAGCGATATAAGTGAACATCTTGCTGCCGTTTATCGAGAAATCGAATGAAGGTTGCAGTTCCAAGCCGTTGATTTCTCCGGCCTTTGCCAGAAGTTTCAATTCGGCATACCTGGCGCCTTCCTTTTGAGATTGAAATTTGATGCCGTCGATCGTGATGGCCTTGGCGCCGTATTTGTGGCCGCCCGGGCTTCGCCAGTGCGTCATCGCCGATACCTCGCCGCGAGTGTGCGACAGCTCGCGCAAAGCCGCCGGCGGGTCTGCCAGATGCAGGTGAGATGCCGCGGGCTCGGGATGTGGCGCGGGATCATTTGATGCCGGCCTTGAGCCGCTTCAGCAGCTCGTCGGTCCCCACCGTCACCGGCGGCAGATCGTCGCTCCACAGGTCGCGGTCGCGAATCGCCGGCGGTTTTGGGCCGCGGAATCGGATAGAGAGGTTTTTCCGCACCGCATCCTTCCATCCCTTGTGCGGTTGGCCTGGGGCCCGCGGGCGGCTCATTTCAGGGCCTCGTCGATCATGCGTTCCCAAGAAATACCTGGTGATGGATAGTCGCCCATCGAATTTAAATCACCGCCGGCAAGCAACATCGCCTCGGTCGGATCCCGCATCGCCGCGATGGCCGCGCGGGCAAGAATCTTCATTCCCTCACGAAATTCGTCAGGAACGTCGTTCCACGGATGGCCGCTGCTTCCCAAATGCTTGGAATAGATCGCGACCGCCACGCGCTCGACCATTTCCGACATCCTGCCCTCCATTATTATTCAGTATCGGCTTGACAAGAATATACCGTGAGAATATACCAGCGTCAATGGACCAACGCAAGGGACATCAAAATGACCATGACCGAAATCCACTTTATCAGTTTTTGCGTGATAGCGTTCGGCGGTTCGATGCTGATCGCGTGCCTGATCTGAGGATGTCATGAGCGTTGAAGCCTTTCCCCTGCAGTGGCCCGATGGTTGGCCGCGCAATCCGTATCGCGGCGGGTCGCGGTTCGACACCAGCTTTGACAAGGCCAGGATCAAGCTTCTTAACGAACTGCGGATGCTCGGCGCCGACAATATCGTCATTTCGAGCAATCTGCCGCTGCGGCAGGACGGCTACCCGTATTCGGACAAGTACAAGGTGGACGATCCCGGCGTTGCGCTCTATTTCCGCCTCAAGAAGCGGCCAATGGTCATGGCACGCGACGACTATTCCTATGTTCGCGACAATCTCTGCGCGCTCTGGCACGCTATCGCGCATCTGCGCGGATTGGAGCGCCATGGCGGCGCAACGATGATGGAGCGGGCGTTTGCCGGCTTTGTCGCCATCGCGCCGCCGGATTGGAAAAAGCCTTGGCGTGAAGTGTTCGGCGTGAAGCCGGAGTGGTCTGGTGACATTACCGCGCTCTATCGTGAAAAGGCCCGCCGCCGCCACCCCGACGCCGGCGGCAGCGACACTTTGATGGCTGAGTTGAACCTCGCGTTTGCCGAGGCCAAGAAGGAGATTCGCACCTAATGCCGCGCGTCACCGATCCTGATTTTACCGCCCGCGTCGGCGCCGCTATCGTCGCCCGCCGCAAGTGGCTGGAGATAGGCCAGGCTGAGCTGGCGCGCCGGCTCGGCATAACCGCGGGCCAGATGAGCAAATACGAGCTCGGGCTCAATACGCCGGACGCTCTTTTCCTGGTGCGGTTATCCACGGCCCTCGGCATGACGCCGAATGACCTGCTGGATCATCAGGGCACGCCGCAGGGCGCGCGATCGCATCTTTCCGAACTATCCGCCCTGCTCGGCGATGTCGATATCAGCGGCGTCGTGGCGGCCATGAAGGGCATGGATGGCGCCGACCGCCGCCGCGTGCGTATGCTGGTTGCGGCCTATCACAGGGGGACTGCGGCATGAGCGAGTTTGTGACTTTTCCGCTTTCACCCTCGTATGAGGTTTCGCGAGACGGTCGCGTAAGGCGGATCGGCAAAGCGGCGTGCATGTCCCAGAGTCCAGACGGCGACGGCTACCCCAAGATGACTTTATCCGAGGCCGGCAAGCGATCGACGTGGAAGGTATCACTCCTAGTTTGCTACACTTTCCATGGTCCTCGGCCGACGCCAAGACACCAAGCGGCGCACCGAGACGGAGATAAAACAAATAGTCATGAGAAAAATATCAGGTGGGCTACACCAAAGGAAAACGAGGCCGATAAAATCGCTCACGGGAAAGCCAACCATGGCGAGCGGCATGGCAACGCCAAGTTAACCAACTTACAAGTGACCGAACTACGAGGGAGGGCCGCCGTTCTCCCTCGAAGCACGTCAGGCCGGCAGGTCAGGCGGGGCGAATTCAGCAGGCTGGCTAGGTTTTACGGAATCACCGTTGAGCATACTCGGGCCATCATCAACAGACAGGCCAGAATACTATGAACGAAATTACGCCCGGTTTTTACGAGATCGGTATCGAGGACTATCATCTCGATCCTTGTCCTTCGCCATCTCTCAACAATTCCTTAATTTCAGTGTTCTTGCAGGCGCCAGCGAAGGCGCGAAACCAGCATCCGAAGCTCAATCCTCTTTGGAGAGGAACCAACTCTAATCGATTCGATTTGGGGTCAGCAGCGCATAAACTCCTGTTAGGTCGCGGTCGCGAAATCTCGGTGCTCGAGTTCGACGACTACCGCAAGAACGACGCCAAAGACGCTCGCGATGCCGCCCGCGCCGCCGGCCTGATCCCAATCTTGGGCAAGGACTTTGATATCGCCAGCGCGATGGAAACGGCTGCCCGCCGCCAGATCAAGGAATTTGAATTGGCCGGCGCATTCGGCTCCGAGGGGCGCAGCGAAATGGCGCTGCTGTGGCTCGATTCGTCGGGTGCATGGGGCCGCAACCTCATCGACTGGTCAACCGATGACCTGACCGAGATTTGGGACTATAAGACCACCGATCGCTCCGCCCGCCCTGAGGATCCCGGCCTCGGCGTCCACGTCGTCTCGATGGGTTACGACACCCAGTCCGCGATGCAGGAACGCGGCCTGACGACTCTGTTTCCGCAGCTCGGCGGCCGGATAAAATTCCGTCTGCTGTTCCAGGAAACCGAACCGCCCTACCTGATCAGCGCGGTCGAACCGGACGCCGCCACCATGACCATGGCCCACAAGAAGGTCGATTACGCCTTCAACAAATTCGCCGAATGCCTGAAGTCCGGCGTCTGGCCCGGCTATACGCCGAAAATCGTACCGTTGGTTCACGCCGGCTACCTGGCCAATCGCTGGCTGGAGCGCGAGATTGCGGAATTCGAGGGCGATGGCAATGAACTGGCACCGCCGGTCGCGCTGCCGAAGCGCAAGCCCGGCCGTCCGAAGTTTTCCCGCAATAAGAAGCGCATTCTCGTTCCCCGCGTCCCCAATCCGTTCGGAGCAGGCTGATGCTCGGAACCTCCCGCCGCGGCTTCGTCACTGGCCTGATTTCGTTCATTGGTGATAGGAGTGGGAGGGGCCGTCGTGTCAGCTCTCGCTCTTGAAAACCCTATACATCGCGCTAGGGCCGTTCTCTTTTTCGGGTTTCTTGGGATCGTGGGTTTTATTCTTACGGTGCTAACCTATGAACAGACGCCGGGTGTCCCTCATATCGCGGATGCAATCGAATGGATTCGACCGAGTTTAGTAGCAGCGCGGGAAACCCTTGTTTGGGCAGTTTGGCGTCCATCTGTCGGGATGCTGGTGACATTCGTTGTCGGCTCAATACTGGGGCCTCTTTCGATCCTTCTTTATTTGCGATCAAGGAAACGTACTTGGCACTCATCTTACGACATTTTCAAACTGGCTAATCCTGAATTGATGAAAGATGCGGAAGTGGCAGAGGATGAAGTTCAAAAACTAACCGAGCGCATCCGTGAACTCCAAATTGAACGTGAGAGCCTGAGCATACCGTTTGAGTCTCATACCTATTTCACTGAAGAATCAGAAAGCATGTTGAAATGGAGAGGGGCTATTCGCGACGCTACCACCAGAAATTTGGCGTTGCATGAATTGAGAGAGAAGGCACGGAGGAACGCTCTAAACGACATTTATGACAAACTTACACGCGGAGGATTAATTGCGAGAGGGTTTAAGGACCCGCTTGGTTTGCACCCAAAAGAAATTGAAATCCCGATGGCATATTGGAAGTTTCTGAAATTCAGCGGGGACTACAAAGAGGCGCAGGGTAATGGCATCAAATATACCGCCATCGAAGTTGCGAGGGGATGATGGTGTTAGCATCCCTCAATCGCCGCTGCGAAAATGTCATTATTGAAGCGGTTGTTATAGCGGAACTGAAATTCCGCGACGTACAGCGGCATGTACTTGGCGCTGACCTTGTGGAACGAGCCAACGATACCGCGCTTGAAGATCGACCAAAAGCCTTCAATCGTTTGCGTGTGGACCGCGCCGACAACATATTGATGTTTGGCATGGTCAACAGTCGCATGCGGATACTTC